TTCACATATGCTATGGACACTCCCCTGTTTCAGTATTTCAAGACCGATTTCCCAAGCAACATCCCCATGGAGCTGCCTCTCGGCATAAGCTGCTTTGCAAACTGCGAGGACACGCTCAAAGCCCTTGATGTGGCGTTTGACAGCTTTGCCCGTGAGTTTGTTCTCGGAAAGAAGAGAATAATCGTGCCAAGCTCCTGCATTCGTACTGTGGTCAATCCCGAAACGGGTAAGACAGAGCGGTATTTTGACGCTGATGACGAGGTTTATCAGGCACTGAAATGCGATGAGGACAAGGATCTGAAAATCACGGACAACACGGTGGAGCTGAGAATTTCAGAGCACGTTGACGGCATAAATGCGCTGCTGAATATTCTGTGCTTTCAGGTGGGGCTTTCTCCCGGCTCGCTGTCATTCGACAAGGCGGGCGGAGTTAAGACCGCAACCGAGGTGGTTTCCGAGGAAAACAAGACGGCTGTTACGATACGCTGTCAGAAAAATCTCCTCGTTGAGTTCATTGAGGAAATGTGCAGGGCTGTGCTGAAACTGGCACAGATAACAGGTGAAGTCCCCCGGGGCGATTTTGAGGTCACTGTGGCGTTTAAGGACAGCGTTGTTATTGATGACAACACGCTTATCGCAAACAACATCAGTCTTGTAACGGCGGGGCTAAAGTCAAAGATTTCCGCCATTATGGAGATAATGAAATGCGATGAAGAGGCGGCAAAGCGGGAGCTTGAAAGGATAAATGCGGAAAGTGCTGTTCTCGGAGTTTCGGACGGTGACGGCTTTGTAACTTCGGGCGGTGATAATGTTGATGATACGGCAGGCACTGACGACATCATTGACAGTGCCGAAGAAGCCGCAGGCAAGACCCTGAACGGTGCACAGACACAGAGCCTTATTGCTGTTATGGCGCAGTATCAGTCGGGTGCTCTGAGTCTGGGACAGGCTATAAACGTCATTTCCGTAGCTATCGGCGTTTCCAAGGAAGAGGCAAAGAAAATTCTTGAAGGTGCTGAATAATGACAAGGGAACAGTATGACGAGCTTTCGGCGCCTCTGGTGCGGGTACTGTTGGATATGGAAGATGATATCCTGCGGGAAATTGCGGCGCAGCTTTCACGGGACGGAGATATTTCCGACACGTCAAAATGGCGGATAAGGCAGCTGGCGAGGGCAGGACGTTTCGACAAGCGGGCGGCGGCTATCATTGCGGGATACTCGGAAGCCGAGGACGGGCAGGCTATGGACGCTGTTCTGGCGGCGGCTGAGACCGAGATAGGATATCTTGACAATGCGGTGCAGGCGGCGAATGCTGCGGGGCTGTCGGAATATTTCTCGGACATTCCTGCGGAGGAATCGGCTCTCGGTGCGGCCAAGGCGTTTCAGCGGCAGGCGGCGAGCGACCTTAATCTTGTGAACACGGTTATGGGGTACAAGGCAAAATCGGCGTATGTAAATGCGGTCAATGCCATTTATCGTGACACTGCCGAGGGCAGACAGGGCGCTCTTGACATTATGGGCAAGGGTGCGGCAAAGGCTGTATCGGGGCAGATGTCATTGCAGGAAGCAACAAGGAAAACCATACGGGAGCTTGCTCAAAAGGGCATTCCCGCTTTCGTTGACAAGCGTGGGCGTGAGTGGTCTCCCGAGGCTTACGTTATGATGGATATGCGGTCAACTCTCGGAAACACTGCGAGGGCTGCGCAGGACGCACGATGCGACCAGTACGGGATAAATCTTATCGAGGTCTCCTCACACATGGGCGCACGTCCCTTGTGTGCGGCCTATCAGGGCAGGATATTCAGCCGTGACGGTTCAAAGGGTGTGACCACAGACGGAGCAGGCGGCAAGATATATTACACTCCCCTTTCGGAAACGAGCTACGGTCAGCCTGCGGGACTTTTCGGCATAAACTGCGGGCACGTTCAATATCCGTTCGTTCCTGGCATCAACTTTCAGAGATATTTCCCCTATCCAAAAGAGGAAAATGACAGGCGGTATATGCGGTTTCAGCAGCAGAGAGCTATGGAACGGGGCATCAGAGCCGCCAAGCGGGAATGTATGATGCTGCAGGAGGTGGACGACACTGAGGGCTTGCAGAAAGCTTCTTTACGGCTCAGAAACCAAAAGGAGAAGTATTCCGCTTACTGCAAGGAGACGGGGCTTAAACAGCACAATGACCGCACTCAGGTTTATGGGTATGACAGGAGCAAGAGCAGTAAGACGGTTTGGGCGGAGAGGAAGGCGAAACTTGATTTCGAGCATTCTCAGAAATTCAAGCCACTGAGCTATGACGGACAAACGAGCATAAAAAGAGGCGGCACCGATATTACCCTTAACCATATCAGTACTTCCGTAAACAGCATTTATTTGTCTCAAAGCAGTCAGATAAACGCCAAAGCTTTACACGGAATTGATACCGGTATTTCAAAATCAATGAAGAAAATGGGTATAAAATCTACGGATAATTTACCGCAGATATATGTCATTACACATGAGGAAATGGCGAAAAATGCTATTGCATCTTATAACCCCATAACCAATGTGCTGTGCATTGATGAGAAATTCGGATATAAAAATATGCTCTCTGCCCTGCAAAAAGACGGTGCTTGCCCTGATAATGAGCTTAGCACCGTTGTTCACGAGCTTTTCCATTGGAAAGATGCTCAGGAATACATCAAGCATCACGGACCTATCACTCGGGATAATTATGATAATTATATACGTCATCTGAATGTTAACAGAAAAAAGTTGCTTGACAAATGCGGCATTAACGAGTATAATGTAAGTGAAATAAGCAAATACGCTAAGGATAGCTACTACAAACACAATTATGATGAAGTATATACAGAATATCAAGTGTTAAAAGCATTAAAGGAGTGATTAAAATGAGATTTCCTATTACAGATGAAATGCGAGAGTTAGAAAAAATTTTCAGACCTTATGAGGAAGGCTGTCATCTTGTAGAAAATGCCCCGAAAGAAGCTGTGGAAGCAAGAGACAAGTATTACAAACTTTTTGAAGAGGAAAGAGCAAAAAATTCTAATATTGATTTACTTTAAAATCACCTTACACAAGTTTGGAGATGAGATAATGAGCGCTGACAATGACCGCTATTTTGATGGTATTTCACCTGAGCTTCAGCAGGAGCTTGACAAGATGACCCCCGAAGAAAGGGAGGCATCACTCGAAGCTGAAAAGGAAAAATGCGATGATATGAAGGAATGGTAAACCGCCCGTAACAAGGCGGTTTTCTTATGCGCACACAAGCGTTTTGCAGTTGACTGCAAGGCGCATTTTTTATGTCTGAAAGGAGGGAATAAGAGTGTTCTTTGACTTTTATAGCCATGGATTTACGGCACTGCCCGCACCTGATATCAGTGTTTATGCTGCACACTGTATCAAGCGCAAAAGGCACTCCAAGAGGCGAATAAGGCAGTACGGTAGAGTTTAACACGCAGTTTTAATTGGTTAGGACATAATTGTCATTACCAAAGTGCATTTCAACACGCATCAACACGCAAATGAGCGTTGGCGTGTGTTGGCGTGTGTTAAATTTATTCAATCTTAACCAATCGAAAGGATATGATGTTATGAACGAAACAACAGCAAGACCTATGGAGCTGACAGACACAGCCGAGCTTATGGCAAGTACCGATTACAAAGACAGATTCAAAGCCGAGTACGGACAGGTTGCGATACGCTGCAAAAAGCTCAAAGCAATGCTTGAAAAATGGGATAAGGGCGAACTGAACTTCACGCCTACGTGTCCCAGATCACTGTATGAGTTTCAGGTGAGGACGATGGAAGATTATATCGCTATATTGCAGGCAAGAGCAGTAATTGAGGGCGTTGTACTGTAATCCTCAGCTGACCTCAACAAAATGGCTATAAATCACGTTTTGTTGGCTCCACCAAAACATAAGCCCCTCGAAATCTAGGGGGTTAAACAGTAAATCAGCAGCTTTACGGCTGCTTTTTTTATGCCCTAAACGTACTTACGGCGTTAAACTGAGGACGGAAAAACAAGCCGACAGGCTATAAACGGAGGTAATCATAATGGCAGAAACAAACACAACCGTAACCGAAACCAACAAGGCTGAAAATGGCTCCACGGGAGCCTACGGAGGTGATCCCACACAGGCTGTAAAGGGCGGAGCAAATCTCCCTGAAAAGACTGTATCTACGTCTGAGCCTGAGCAGACGGCAAAAACATTTACCCAGGCAGAGGCTCTGCGAAAAAATCTCTGTAAAAACAATCAACCGCAGAAAAATGACTTTGTGGTAAGAGCGGCTGATCGGTCGCTCTCTTTCCTTTTTCAGTATAAATTGAATACTGCCGTTTGTCAAGCTCACGATGCAAAATATCCTGATTTCACTGCGCTGCACTCCGTTGCATCAGGATATTTTGCGGCGGCATCAGTTCAGCCTATCCGGATACATTATCTCAAGCTCACCGAGCACCTTGCCCCAGTTTTTTAGCGGCATCGTCCATTTTTTGGATATCTCCGTTGTTGCCAGATACAATGCTTTAAGCAGTGCTGTATCGCTCGGAAATACGCTCCTCTGCTTGTTCAGACGGCGAAAGCCGCTGTTAAGGCTTTCAATGGCATTGGTGGTGTATCAGTGACCCGCTTAAGATGCTCCAATGCTGCTTTTTCGGACGGTGCCTGATATATGGTCTTAAGGTCATTGG